ATTATTCTTATTAGCTTCTTTCTTGCTTTCGTTTTGCTTATCTTCTGATTCTTCCTTGCTTTCGTTTTGCTTTCTTTTCGGTGTGCTTCCGTTTGTATATCGCTTATTGTTTGCTTCCAGTTGTGGTTCTATAAGCCTTAATATTGTTTTAGAAATACCTGTAATATCCAAAGTATTAAAATTTAATGAGTATTCCATAATTGCGTTGTATATTTCCAGTTGATTAGCATCTGGCAATTCTTTTATTGCTTCATAAAAACTTCTATAAAATATGAAACTATCTCTCATTATTTTTACCCCTACTTTATCAAAGATTTAGGCTGTTGTTTTCTAGGCATTTTATGTGGTAAATCAAACTTGTTAGCCCATCTTTTAATTGTTATTCTGGAAAATCCTAACTTCTCAACCATTTCCTTGATTGTCATAGTCATATACATTTCTATAAACTTTTCTTTGCTTACTTGCATTTTATCATCTCCTTTATTACTTTCTGTATCATAAACATTATCATATCAAAAATATACCACGATTACAAGTATTATTTTCCGTTGACTTTTCGGGGCGGTACGGTTAAACTCCGGCGACCATTTCGAAGACTTGCTCGATATGGTATATAGCAAAAATCCCCCGATTGCTCAGGGGACTTGGTGGGGTTGGTGATTACTGGTTTATTCTGTTTTTTCTAATAGCTTCAATATCGTTTCATCTTTCAAAAGCTTATTCTCGTGCATAGCCTGAACAATACTACTAGCAAACTGAGCGTCATATCTTTTCTTTAATTCAGTTCCATACGCTTTTGCTAAATCTTGGAGAGTTTTTACTGGATTATTCCACCCTTGATTGCTCATAAATATTGCTTTTATATGATCTTGAATTTTAACTTGCTGATTGTTAATAGTTAGTTCATTTGTTGCGATTAGCAAAGACATCTGTTCTTCAATCCTTTGAGGTATGATTCTATTTATATGTTCGATAGCTTGTTCTTTTATTTGTTCTTTTATTTGTTTACCTATTTGTTTACCTATTTGTTTACCTATTTGTTGATTTATTTCTTGAACTATTTCGTTAGTTATAAATCTCTTCAAGGCTGGTTCTAAATTATCACTATCTGCCTCATACCAAAATTCATCTAGCTCTATTGTAAATTTCGTCATTTTTATTCTCCCTATACCCTCAATATAACCAGCTAGGCCGATTATTCATTCCAATCGCACCGCTTACACTTTGGACACTGTTTAGGGTTGTCTATCCTGGATTCCCACGTGTTACCGCATTTGTTGCAGGTGCATAGCGTTACTTGCTTGGTGATTGTCTTTTTCATGGCTACTCCTTTATTAGACTTAATAAATTGTAATCTTTTTGCTTTATGTCATGCACAGCTTCTTTTATGTTCTTTACCGCTTGATTGAAGTATTCCGGTTTTAATTCTATTCCTGTAAACTTGCGATCATTCAAAGTTGATACATAACCCTCACTACCTACACCCATAAAAGGGCTAAAAACCATTTCTTTTTTATTTGAATATAAATGTACCAATCTTTCAATTACATCGAGCTGTAAAGGGCATATGTGCTTTTCGTCCTTATCCGCTTTGATACTGTTTAGCGTATAAGTTTCCCTGATATCCGTCCAAATTGGTGATGCGTAATTTATCCATTTGTCATTATCAAGACCATTTTCAGTAGGCACAACTGGGACTGCATTATCTCCCGGCTTTTTAAAGATCAAAACGTAATCAGGCAACGCAGGGCGACTATCAACAGAATCCTTATTAAACTGTTTAAAAGCGAGGCATTTAGTATGTGTCCTGATCGATTGCACTTGTGGATTCTTCCAGATGCAAACTTCACCATAATATATAAATCCGCATTTTTCATAGTGCCTGATTAAATCACCACGGAAATCAGTTATACCGATATATCCATGAGTGATTAACTTGGTTGGTATCTGCATACAGTGGACGCAAACATTACGCCCCGGCTTAATTATTCTTAACAATTCCCGATTCATAAATTCGAAGTGTTTAAAAAACTCATCCGAATTAGCACAATTACCTAAGTCCCTATCGCTATTGCTATAAGTATATAAACTTGCAAACGGTGGAGAGAAGATTGACAGATCAACGCTATTCGATGGGATATCCTTAATTAGTTCGCACGAATCCCCATTATACATAGTAGCGTCTGCAATTTGCTCTATTCGTGTGTTATAAGTCATTTGCTCATGCTTTGAACCGTTGATTTCTTCTTTCTCATAAAGACTTATGTTTTTTATAACCTCATCGCTCATGGTTTTTGCATCCTGTTCTTTCCGTAATACGTTATCAAATATAACGCTTTCATTTCCTGCAAGTGCAATTAATACATTTACCGGGAACTTTTGACCGAATCTATATTCACGCCTTATACACTGATAATACATTTCGTAACTATCGGACAATCCAAAGAAAATCATATCATGTGCATGTTGAAAATTTAATCCGAACCCCCCAATTTTTGGCTTTGTGATCAAGACTTTAATTTCACCTGATACAAACTTAGCAAATGAATCTTGCTTTTCTTCTGGTGTATTCTTGCCTTTTACGTTGACGCAATTATTAATTAGCTTTGTTAGGGTATCGGCTTCCAAATCTATTCCACACCAAATTATGTATTGTTCGTTGGATTGATTAACTATATCAGCTATTGCCTGTGCTTTTGTGCCTACCGAATCCTTACGTATTTGCATCCGGTCTTCGATGCCTTTAAGCCCAATATCAAAAAGTGATCCGCTGGTTTTAAACTCAAAATCAAAATATAATGGCTTGATTGATAACTCAGGCAATATAAATCCTTCATCGGAATAACCTAAATCGCTAGGCTTTGAAAGAAAACAACCCCAGGAAGCAACCCATTTATAAAATGCTTCGAAGGCATGCCCTTTTAATTGCCAATTACTACCATCATTATAAAACCATTTGGCAAGCATTTCTTCACGTTTCATGATGCCTAGAAATTCGGTATGGTTTGCAATTTCGCTTATGTCGTTTGGTGCTGGTGTAGCGGTGCAAGCTAATCGGTATGGGATATTTTGAGCAAATTCAATTAATCGCTTACGTGTTTTACTGTCAACTGATTTTAAGATTGAACTTTCATCGATAACAATCCCGGCATAATCTTCGGGATTAAGTTTGTCCAGGTTTTCATAGTTGGCTATTTTAATCAAACTTTTATGAGTTCCAGAATCAAACCTTTCAATCAAAATATTTAAAAGTGTTTTAGCTTCTTTGATTGTTTGGAAATTAACAGCTAAAGGTGCAATAATCAAAACAATACCGTTTGTTTTGTTTGATACATTAACCGCCCATGTAACTTGTTGGATGGTTTTACCCAATCCGCAATCTTCAAAGAGTGCAGCCCTGCCTTTTTTACATGCCCAATTTACAATATCCTTCTGATAATTAAAAAGTATATCTGGCATGTATGTTGCTTCGAATCCATCCGAATAACCATAATGCAACTTGGTACTTAAAAACTCTTTATAGTCCATTATTCCCTCATTTCTATAAATTTATATTATCAATAATAAACTAAATTTTACACGCTGTAAAGCTATTCCTTTCTATATTCTTCATGCTCTGGGAACACTTCACACAGTAGGCGTAGGCTTGCTTTATATGCCTGGTCGTTATCCCAACTGCATAAGATCATGTTCAGCGTGTTAGCTGTGGCTATTGGGTTAGCTTGCATTTATTTAATCCTCCTAATTGTTTTTTTATACTATCATCTCTATCCTGCAATATCTTTGCCATTTTATCCGATATCTCCTTTAACGCGTCTATGTTATCATCAAACTTTAATAGTAATTTATCCCATTCATTTTCTTTATCCATTATTTTAACCTCCAATAATCCACATAAATACTAGATGCGTTGTATATCCGCATCCGATACATAAAACCCAAATTGCTATTTGCTCCATATTCATTTTTTAGTCCTCTCTTAATGCGTGGTTAATAACTAAAACGTGATATATCTTATCGGCTGTTGTTTTTGCTGTAGATGGATGGCAACCAACTTCATCACGTATCACTATTTCAATAATTGCCTTTATATGTGCTTCTTTTCTGTTCAATTTAACACTGTAAGTCCCTTTCTTTAGCCTCCGAGATAAGCTTATCGAACATTAATATCAGTTCTTTGCTTGCCATAGCTTCTTTCGCTCCGGCTTTTAATATTTCCAGCTTTTCGCTGGTTTTCATCGCAGTATTTTCCTCGATATACTGCTTTATTTCCTTTTTCAATCGCACCGGCACACGTAAAGTTGTACTAGGCTCTTTACGGATACTTCCAGGCTTGCGCCCTCTTTTGCTCATATTATTTACCTCCTATTTTTATTTATAAAGCCATTCTAGCTTTGCATTCTGAGCATCATAGTCAAAATGTAGATCAACCATTTTTATAACATCATCTTTATGGTTGCCCCATTTAATTAATAAATCCATGACTTGTTGTTTAATTTTCGCTTCCTCCGTTTATTTTATTTTTTAATTGATTGCCCTGCGACACTCGTTAATAAAATCAAGTCGCAGTCTCGAATTGCAATTTCCAATTCGAAAATTATCAAATATATCAATAATTTTTTTGTTATAATAAGTTCCAAAATTGGTATTTGCTACGAGGGTTTCCCATTCGGTGTGTTGTTTAGCTGATTTGATATTGTTCCATTTTTGGAATATTTCATTAATTTTAACACCATTATTAATGTTTTCCACAACCGTTAGTTCCATTTATATCTTCCTTTCTATTTTATTGCTTATTTAGCCTCATCAGTTACCGCATCACGGTAATACCGGATTGCTCCGGTTTCGGCCTAACAAATAATAAGCTCATATTTTGGAATATCGTAATGTTCTCCATTTCTGTATTCTGCCAAAGCATAGAAGCTCTTCTCTCCGTGATATATTTCTGGTATTCTGCAATCGTTACGCACGCATCCTGAACTGGTAGAAATAACCTGTCCATTATTTCCAGGCGTCCATTCTCGCAACCCTCTTGAAATTAAATGCGCTGCATTTGCATCTTTTGTTATATATATTTTATAACTTGAATTATTTTCCATTATTTACCCTCCTTATAAATTTCAACCTTTTGTTTTATTTTACTTGTTTGCCTCATCGGTACCCGCATCACGGGCAGACCGCCGGAGCGGTTTCGGCTTAACCCCAAAGCAATATATATTGACAACCAACCACTGAGTAAAAATAATCATCTATGCTAGTATTTGGAGCGTTATGTGATATCCAGTCCTCCATGTCCTCATATGCCCTAATCTCAACGTCTTTTAGATCAATTAGTGGATATTCTTCTGCATCTTCGAATATTTCCATAATGTCATCGTCCACTATAGTTATACCGTCTGCATCTCCTGTTGTTCCCCTGGTTGTTAAGTATGTTGTGTCGTTTCTCATTCCGTGTATTTTTTTCATAATTCAAACCCTCCGTTTGTTTATTTGGCTGATCAACTCAACCATAATAATATTGTACCACCTATTTTAATTAATTGCAACATTTAATTAAAGCTACAAAACCAATAATGAGTAGGCTTGCAACGTACCAATAAAACAAGATATGTATTTTATGTTGCAAATAATTACAGATAATACCATATCAGTATAACTACTATTAAAAACTAGGGTAAAACGAAGCTAAAACTCAGTAGTATTACTATATTTTTAATAAAACTTGAAAATACCGCTTGACTGTGCTATTATGGGATATAGAATCGCGCTGAACAGACTGGCAACTGCCTTGTGAGCGCAGCGAGGCTCAGTAATATTGTTATCGTAATATAGTATATTAATTAGTAGGTAAGGGTAGATAATGACTGCCAAAGTTGATAGATATATACAAAATAAACTAGAGGGCATGACTAAAAAAGGCGCTGCAATTAAAGCGGGTTACTCCCCTAACACCGCAATCGCACCTGGACAAAAGATCGAGTCCACAGAAGCTTATCAACGTGCTTGTGATAAGTATCTCCCGGATGATCTGATATATCGCAAGTTGGTAGAGGGATTGGATGCTACAAAGGTAGTAATCGCTCAAAAGGATGGAGTGATAACCGATGAGCGAGTGTATGCCGATTACAGTACACGGCATAAGTATGTAGATAGTGCGCTTAAGATCAAGGGTGATTATAAGGTAGTTGAGCAAGTAGCCCAGGATGACGATATCGAGAGCCTCAAAAAAGAGATCAGGGAGCTGGTTGCCGAAAATGGATTCCACGATGACCCCATGGATAGTGTATCAAGTGGTCAATAATGCTCAAAAATACGGGATTATATCAACATACTACACTACACATAGGTTTTAGCCATGACAGAGCTATCCCAATTAATATTACTACGTGATAAATTACGTAAGTTTTCAGCTTATAAGAAAAATAACGCGTTAGATTTTTCCCAGACACATACCTATATAGAGCAAGACCGGATCAAAACCGAGATTCTGGATCGTATCACCACAGGTAAAGGCGCAAAGATATTTGTCGTATGGGCTGGTAATCGTGCTGGCAAAACGGAGATAGGTGCAGAGATAACATGTAGCATATTTGATAGTGTGCCAAAGGTGCGTATTGCTTGCGGTACTGTTGAAAGTAAGCTATCCATAGCAGTACAACAGCGTAAAATTGATAAGTTGCTGCGTAAATCTAAGATCAAGTATGGTGACTATCAACCAGAGAGAGGCTTCAAAAACTCGATAGTTACAGGTAAGCAAGATCAAAACATGTTGATGCGTACTTATGCACAAGGTCGTGAGGCGATACAGGGGGATGATGTGGATTTCTGGTGGCTGGATGAAGAAACGCCATGGGACTTTTTTCAGGAGGCACTGGCCAGAACCGCTGACCGTAATGGTGTTATTCTGCTAACGTTCACACCTCTAATGGGGTATACTAGGCTAGTTAATTTTTTGCTAAATGAAGATAATCCACTGATTAAGCGATACAACCTATCGATCCTAATGAACCCATTCATAACGCAACAAGCCAAAGATGATTGGATAGCAAACGTAGACCCTGACGAGATCATATCCAGGGTTGACGGAAAACCCCATATGAAAGAGGGGTTGATCTACAAAGAGTACAACGATGCCCATGTTATTGACCGGTTTGATTATATGCCACTGGTCAGGCAAAACCTAAAACGCTGGGAACTATCCGAAGGTATCGACCCACACGAGAGAACACCTCACCACTGGCTACGCTTTTTGTATGATAAAGAGAATGACGTGATCTATGTGGTGGAAGAAATCAAGGCGCCAAAAGAATCCATGATAATTGAGGATTTCGCCCGGTTAATCAAGATTACACGCAATAAGGTTATCCCGGCATATTGCCAGATAGATACTAGCTCGATGAAGCCCGATGTTATCACCAAGCACCCGGACGAATTGCAGACTGATAGCAATACTGTTCGGCGTGAGTTTTCCAGATGTGGAATTGATACGGTACTAGTTGCCAAAGATAATGCTCTGGGTATCGGACAGGTAAAATCCAGGCTCAAAATAGTTAAGACTGTTACAGGTGAGATCAAGCGTATGCCTCAATTGTACGTTTTTAATGATCTATCAGGTGTGCGCTGGGAGTTTAATAGATATGCTTGGAAAAAGTTTCAATCGGAGAAAATGAGCGAAGGGAAAGAAGCCCTGAACGAACCGAACAAACAGAACGATCATTACATGGATATATTGAAATATGAGTGCATCAAACGTATGCCGAAAAAAGATATTAAGCAGGATAATGTGATAGAGGATATAATAATTGATAGGATAGGATACTAATCATGAGGCGTAGTAGCAAAATATTATCGATATCTACGAACATTCATAGCATTAAAATAAAAAAGATTTCTCACAACAAAAAAGGGATAACCACAACAAATAAGGTATATACTGCAACAGTAAACTTTACGCTTAACTGAAAAAATAATTTGATAATTAACGTAAATCGTGTATGATTAATAATAGATTGGGTATAGATAGGATTGATTATGGAGTATAGCCAGGACACGCAGAAGCCAGAAAAGCTCGATGAGTTTGAGAAGTATCGACAAGCTATCGAGCTTTTCATGTCACGTAAACAAACTTACGCAAACCAACGTAAACCTTTTGAGTCGGTTTGGGTCGATTGTATGAAAGCCTATACTTGTGATCGTGATCTAAAGCGATTATATGAGGGTAGAGCTAAGATCAACATTCCTATTCAGCACTGGAAAACAGAAGGTATACATGCAAGAGTACAGCGTATACTTTTTAACGCTACCCCATATGGCCGGATCGAGACTAAGAAGAATCAGAAAGTTGAGGAAGTTGTGCCGGAACTATGGAATAGGTACATTTTCGAACATCAACTAGATGAAATTGACTTCAAAGAGAACTTCAAAGTACACGACAAAGACCGTGATATACTAGGTACAGCGGTCGCAAAGATACCCTATGAGTATGAAACTAAGATGTTTAGTATGTTCGATGATGAAGAGCCGGAAGAGATCGCAATCAAGGACAATACATACTTTCGACCGATCTTACTAACAGAGTTTTACACAGATGTTAATAAGTCCAATTTACAAGAGTCCGAAGCCAATATACATAGTACGTCTATTAGTTTTCAATCTCTCTGGAAAAATAGAAAACGCAAAGTAACAGAATCCAAAGAAAAAGAAACCACAGATGATCAGGGCAACACTTTTATTATCACAGAAGAGAACACAAAAGAGGTCGGAATGTATCATAACCTTGAGTTATTACAATCTCTAGGCGATGGAGTAACCGCCGAACAAGCCGAATATATGAGTTTATTGGGCTTAACTGGAGACAAAGGGAGGGCGTTCCAAAAGTCACTAGAATCTATCAAGAAAACAGGATTTGTTAATGTTGATGAATGTTATGGATTGTTTGATATTAACGATGATGGGATTGAAGAAGAAGTCGTATGTTTGATTGCCGAAGGGTGTATCTGCATTCGACTGGAAGAGAATCCCTTTAAACATAAGAAATATGTAAGGCCGTTTATTGCTGGTAAGTACATCAAGCTAAAAAACTGCTTCTATGGTCTATCTAAAATCATGATAACTATGGATTTACACATGGAGCTTAATGCTTCACGTATGCAAGCAAGTGACGCAAAGACTAGAGCGATCCGGCCTATGCACTATATCAATACCGATGCCAATATGATCTGGGATGGGATATGGCGTGGTGATGGTATTATCCGAGGGCAAGGTAATGCTCAGACCGCTATGCAAACGATTATTAATCCCGGCTTGCAGGGCATAGGGTATGAGGCTTCTGCAATAGCTCAGACTGATATGGATCAAGCGTGGGGGCTATCTCCAGTGCAAGAGGGTACAAGCGATTCCAGCAAGATACCAAGTACAGCAAGAGCCACATTAGCAGTTATCAGTCAGAACGATTTACCATTAAACAACCTAATCGAGCAGATTTCAGAGGATGAAGTCAAGGTGTTCTTTGAAATGTTATATGAGAGAAATATCCAGTTCAAAACAGTTGATGACTTATTAGTTGTCTGGAGTGAAGAAGAACTGGCGCAAAAGGGACTAATTGAAGTTGATCAAGACGGTAAAACTCCTAAACTTGATATGAATAAAAAGATCATCCCAAAAATACAAATGAAGAAACTATACTTTGATGCTAATTTCAAGGTTTTAGGAAACATGGAGCTTAATAACGAGGTTGCAACACAGCAAGGGTGGATTAATTTTATTCGTGAGGTTAAAGATAACCCGACAATTGTTAAGCGTTTGAAGTGGAAAGAAGTTATGAAGAAATATCTAGGCGCATTTGGAATAAAAGACGATGCCGAGGGTGTTTTTATTGATGAGGCTATTATTAGAGAGATTGAACAGCAAGAAGCACGAGCGCAGCAACAACAACAGGAACAACAGATGCAGATGATGGAACAGCAGAAACAAGAGCAACTTGCACTAGCTCAAAAGGATAAGGTTGATAATATCAGTATTTACGCAACGCAGAAAGATATTGATGCTGATACCAAGATTAAGCAGATGCAAGCCGAGGCCGTGCTTGAGGCAAGTATGCCAGGTTCAAACGTGAATGGAGCAGGATAGATGGAAACAATATTAGTAGTTGCATGTTTATTATATTGCATCAACGACTATAACCATGAAGTCGACCAAGATGCAGAAATTAAAGCATTAAAGCAGGAAGTGGTTAATAGTCAAGCCGATTATCTTATCTGGGAAAATCAGTACGGCAAAGGCATTAAGCGGATAGATAAGTCTAAAGTGGAATAATGGTTAAGCGGAATAAACTTAACCGAGAATTTGATGGTTACTTTATCCCGCTAGGAGTTAAGCACAGGTCACACAGTAAAAATGATGGATTAACAAAAATGAAGTCAGGCAACAATAAAAGACAGATGATTATATTAGCAAAGGAAATGGGTATCCCGTATGGAAGACGTAGCGAAACAGTTTAAGGGATTTAGGCAAACGCATTATTATACTGCGCTAGTTGGGCTTTTGGAGTCAGGCAAGCAAGCCGGGATTATTGAGGGCGTGAATCTATATAGCAAAGATATCTTAGACCAGACAGCGATTAAGCGTATATCTACACAGACAAAGATGTTCAGCGAAGTTATTTCCCGTATTAACGGGCTATGTGATTATGCAGATCAAAAGATCGAGACAATAAACGAGGATGAAGAGGAGACGATAAAATGGCGAGTGTGAGGAATAAACTGATACATGAGGAACTAGCAGAAGGCAAGGCAGCGCAAGAAGTTGAACTAGAGCCGGAGTTTGATATTGACGAAGATAAACCAGAGTCAAGGATTATCGTTGATGATGATCTAAGGGCAGAAAGATTTGTAGAGTTTCCAGCGTCACGTCATTTGGATAAGTGCAAATTTAGATGTTGTGCAGAGTTTGACGTAACATTACAGCACATGAGCAAAGTTGTGCGTGATTTAAATGGGCGTAAAGTTGATGGTGTGTTTGTTAATGACGTTATAGGTCGTTATGGCTTTTACAACGGCGTACAGATCAACAGGGCAGCACTAGCATCAAAGTATAAACGTAGTGTTGAGGAGCTTGAATTTGTGCATGACAAAGTTAAAGCTATTGTACAGCATGAGGATTTTAAGGCAGCGTATGAAAAGTATGTTGATGGAATGAAGAAAGAAGTCATCAAAGATATTGATGATAAAACTATTTATGGAGAATAAGAATAATGGAAGAAGTTAAAACGCATGAGATATTAAATAGTGATGGTACTGGTGATTTTGGTTATGCTTTGTTTGCATTAAGAAATGGCAAAAAGGTAGCTCGTAAAGGTTGGAACGGTAAAGGAATGTGGATAGTACTTTCCGAAGGTTATAAAGAATTGCCAGTAGATAGTGTATGGAATGAACATAATAAACAGGTTGCTATTGATAATGGCGGTACTGTTACGGTTTCTCCATATATTACGATGAAAACAGCAGATAACAAAATACAACCCGGATGGCTAGCTAGTCAAAATGATATGTTAGCAGAAGATTGGGAAATAATTAAATAGAAAGGCATTTTATGACAACACAAGATAACGCAGACCCTAATCTTGATGATATGTCGATGGAAGATATAGAGGCTTACCAAGAATCTTTACGCTCAGGCGAAGAGTTCAAGACAGCCGAAACTATTGAAACCGTTGAAAATCAAGAAGAGGATAAAGCTGCTATTAATCAATCGGGAACGCAGGAGGCTCTAATTGAGTCGAAACCAGAAGAAAAGCAAGCAGTATTTTTGAGTCCTTATTTAAAGGGTAAATCTGTCGAAGAGGCAAAAGGGTTAATTCAGAAACAGTTGGATTATATCGCACAGAACAAAGCAACAGCCGAAGAACTAGAACAGATATACTTGGATAATATGAGGACAGCATCACAGATTGATACTACCAGAGGCGATTTAAAGAAGAAACTCAGAGAAACGCCAAAAGTAGAGCTAGAACAGGACGAAGATGATCCGCTTAATCAATTTGACCCGGAAACCGTAAAAGCTACGGAATTATTAGTTAATAGAGTGATAAGCAATAATCAAACTAGGGTAATTAAGCAACAAGAATCTATACGAAATGATAATTATCAATACTTACAGTCTATTAAGAATAATCCGGCTATTTACAGTATTATCGAGCCTGAATTGACCAAAGAGGTTACAGCTAATCCGAGTATAGTATTTCAACCGGGATGGATACAGGAATCAGCTATGAGAGTTATTAACAGTGCTTTATCTTCTCCTAGAACCGAACCGAAACAGAATTTAAGCAGTAAGAAACAGGCAGCATCAACGATAGGCGCAGGAGGCGGATTCACACCGTCCAAACCTACTAAGTCCGAAGATGACATGTCAGCCGAAGAGTACTTGGCTCATATGCAAGCTAAGGGATTAATTAGAACAGGTTAAATGGTGAATTATTATGGTAGATCAAGCAGCATCACACGCAGCTTTAGTTAACGCTTCAAAGATATATTACAGCAAAAAGATTTTAAAAGATTTTGATTCCAAGTTAGTATGGTATTCTAACGCTCCAGTGATGGAACCTATCGACAAAGGGATGGGGAAAGTTATTGAGTTTACTCGGTATCAGAAGATTGCAGGAGTCAGGGCAGACGATTCAACTGAATTTGCATCACAGCAGCTATATCTTTCTGCATCCATTATTCAGGCTACACTTAAAGAAAGATCAGGATATGTTCAACTAAGTTCATTCGCTGATATGACTTTAATTGGTGGCGTAATGGATAGAGCTATGTCCAAAGTTAAGGACGCAGCTGGTAAATCAGTTGATAGGTTTGTTCGTAATAGTATTGGTATGGCAGTTGCAGACGTTGCGAATGCTTCATCTGTTAACATGGACAATCTAGCTATTGACGGTGGAACGCTTAACTCATCTGGTATTACTGCAAGACTCTGGTCACACGATAAAGCAGCAGCCGGAGACAGATTCCCGATGTACCACAATAAAACAAGGGTATTACAGTCAGCACTTGTAACCTCTATTGCTGCATCTGGTTTGACTGTTAAAACAGTTAATCATGCGGTGACAGTATTGCAAGGTCTGGACGTTGAACCTCTTGCAAGTGGTAAATACAACATGATTGCACACACTGATATCCCTTATCAGCTAACAAGCAATCCGGGATTCAAGGGCTGGGTCAGTTATACTTCTGGAACATCAGCAGTAAAACAGTCCCCTAACGAGATTACCGATATTATTAGTGGGGTAACTATCAAGACTTCTACTCTTGGTTACAAGTTCCCTCTATCAGGCGATACTCTATCAACTGCATCTGGTAATTTGTACGCTTCACTTCTATATGGTGATGAGGCGTTCGGTGTTAGCGAAGTATCAGGCAAACAGCGTAAAGGTTTCGAGCTTTTCTTGAAAGAATCAGGCACACAGTCAACCAACGATCCAGCAAACAAATTAAAGATTGCTGCATTCAAGTTTGTAATGGCTGCAAAGATTCTCAATAAGAGTGCCGGAATGTTTATTCTTACAACTGGACTGTAATAGTTCTTTGACAAATTAATAGTTATATCGGGGGGATAGTTTAGGCTATCCCTCTACTTTTGAAGCGGAATTTGACATGTTCCGTTTTTTATTATATGATAATGCTTAAATAGTAAGTAATTTTTAAGGAATAATATGATAGTACCACCTACAATAATACATACGACAACAGCTATTAGAGGAACCATGACAGGAATTGAAGCTATTTTATGTATATGTATCTCAGCTCTAATGATTCAATATGCGTTTGTTATTTTTAACCTTTTAGATAAAGAATATAAATCAAAACGAGAATTAACTTTTAATTTATTACCTTTTAGTTTTGTGATTATATTTATAAAAAAGTTTATAAGTTGTTGGAAAGAATTAAGATGAGATTAAGCGTTGACCTAAACGAACAACAAGAAAAGAAGCTACAGCAAATAAAAGAGCAGTTGCAGACACCTAGCAAAGCTGAGACTGTTAGACGTTTGATTCTTGAGAAGGAGCTTATAGGTGGACGTAAACCCAATAACACATACTGATAAATTAATAAAGAGAACTGTATTCGAGAGATACACGAAAGGATTAAGTATGCACGTTAATATAATTATCCCATTTCACAAGGCTTATGACACAATCGAGAACCTACTGCGAAGTATCGAAGATCAGGACTACAAGGATTATGACGTTGCTATCGTTGTTGATGGTAAAGATAAAAAGGCTGAATATATTTTTAGATCATACCTTGAACCAGAGAAAGAACTTGCGATTGCTGGAAAACCTTCATGGCTTAGTTATAATAAAAAAGTAAACGTAATTGTTAACAAAAAAAACAAAGGTGCTTCATATGCAAGAAATAAAGGCGCAGAGCTTACCAAAGGTGATATCCTATTTTTCATCGATGCAGATTGTGAACTATATCCTGGCATGTTGCGCGAGTGCGTAACTCAGTTCGAATTAAACCCTGATATTGATTTTGTATACGGTAATTACCGCTTTGAGCATAAGTCAGAGTTCTATTCTCAACCTTTTGACGCGTATCATTTGGAAACTATGAATTATATTAGTACTATGTCACCAGTAAGACGTAGTGCATTTGATAAAGCTGGAGGATTTAAAGTTGATCAAGAGTTTTTTCAAGATTGGTCTTTGTTTTACAGGCTATCAGAAGCCGGATGCAAAGGAAAATATATTAATGAGTTCATATTCTCTACTAAACTTCCTGACGAAAACAGTATAAGCGGTAAAAAAGGGCTTAATCTAGCTCAAAAAGCATCTAAGTTCAGAGAATACCACAAGATACCAGATAAAAAGATAGCTGTTACTACGTTTTCGGCACCTACACAGGCTATACAACGTGCTAAGATGCTTTACGCTGATTATGTCGGACAAGTTCCCGGTAGTAGGCGTGAGTTGTATCCCATTAACCTATGCTTTGATAACTGGCAGGGTGTTTACTTGGTCGGCGTGTTTAATGAGCCTCTTGAGGCATTAAGTACACACTTGGAATATACCAGCTTAAACCGTGATATTAAGAAGATATTCCATTTTATTGGCACAGATGTATACCAGCTAATTACAGAGCAAAACTTTTTGACGCTTAAAGCTATTAAAAAGATGTTCGAGATACAAGATATTAAGTTGTTTGCTAATAGCCCTAGAATGGTAAGAGAACTAGCGGAAGTTGGGATTGATGCAGAGCTGCTATATACACCAGTTTATCAGATAGAGAAATATCAGCCATTATCACCATTACCGAAAGATTTCACCGTTGCAATATATTACAGTGATAGTAACCCTATGCAAGCTCTATGTAATAACAGGAAAAGCAACATGCCTTTATTGATGGACGTTGCAAAAGCATTACCGCATATTAAGTTTAAGCTATTCGGTGGTGCAGCTAAGACCGTGAAAGATAACGTGGAGTATTGCGGTAGGATATCAGAGGATAAAATGCCTGAGTTTATCAATAGTTGCTCTATGAATCTAAGATCAAATATACATGACGGATTCCCTCAGTTGCCTATACAGTTCATGTGCTGCGGTAGACAGGCGTTGGTTAGTGTTCCTGATACAGAGTTCGCATTTGCAGAGAAACTGAGCTTTGAGGCGGTTAATTGCCCGATTAGTAAAGTATCTGTAGGCTATGAGCAGGCAAAAGAAGAAATTATCAGCAAGATAGTGGAAATGCAAGCAAAACAGGATAATGCGGTATTGATTGCTGACCAAGTAAGAAAATACTATTCTGGATTAATGAACGAAGCTGTATTTAAACAGCGAATACATCAGTGCCTGGAGTAGATTATGATTAAGTTAGTTATTCTATTGTTATTTCTTTTTATATCATTTGCCATAAGACTGATGATGATAGATGACAGAAAAATACCGTGGAGAAATTAATGAAAATATCCCTAGTCCTGCCGGTATATAACCAGCAAACAACTATCCGTGATTGTCTGCACAGTCTACTCAATCAGTCATACAAGAATACTGAGTTAATCGTTATTGATGATGGTAGCACAGACGAAACGCCCAAGATTATAGAATATATGCTCAAAAGTAGGCGCAATACTAAGCGGATATACCACGACAAGCGACTAGGGGCAGCTATTAGTAGGAACGAGGGCAATAATGCTGCTACTGGCGATATAATAGCCGTGTGTGATTGCGATATTTACTTTAAAGATCGTTGTAATGTAATTATTGAGGCGTTTAGTAAAGACGCTGATATGGGCGTGTTTTATTCAGCTGCACAGTTAAGGGACGCTAAACATAAAGATAGCTACGGGTTGCATGAAGCTTATGCGTGGGATTTCAAGAGTAAATCTCCAATCTGTCACCCAACGGTAGCATATAAGCGAGAATTAGCACTTGATACGCCATACTATGAAACAACGGTTGATAGTGATCTGTACGAGTTCATGTTGCTGGATATGCACAAAAAAGGGGTTAAGTTTAACGGTTGCCAAGTTCCAACGTTAACCAAGATCGAGGGCAACAGTAAACGCAACGTGGAAGAAGTAAAGAACCTTAAACGATTGATATATCAAGACTATGGAATAAATATTTAATGGTTCAAATAAATCTAAATTTTTATATTAACGAAGTTGTTTATATTAAGCCTTTTGATTGTAAAGGAACTGTTTATCAGATACTTATTACAAACGGATTAAACGTTGAATATAGAATAAAATATTATCTTGAGAGCAAGCAACTAATGGAATATTTTCAAGAAAACGAATTGGAAGGTATAAAATGAAATTTACCAGTACCGAAGAAGCACACAAAAAACATCAAGAAGAATATGTATCCGATGGCGTACTAAAAGGCATGGGTACAATATATAGCCACGACCATTACCGGGCTAGATTTGTACTTAATAGCGTACCTGTAGGCTCTTATTTGCTTGATGTAGGCTGCAACGGTGGAACTCTGGCAATACCGCTGAAGACAGAGCGTAAGTGCTATGTTAAAGCTATTAAGT